ATAGAATTAAAATATGGTAGTGTTCGACAAATGGCATTGAAGATTGATATGCCAGCTTCAACCATCAATTCTATTCTAAACAGAGGAATCCTAAAATCTAACGTTGATAATATATTCAAGATTTGTTCAGCTCTTGACATTCGCCCAGAAAGTCTTGCTGAAGGGATGGATTTCCATAAACAGACTGAAGATTCGTCCGACATCGTGGCAATATACGAACAACTAGATGAAGATAGACAAGCAGATGTAATCGACTACGCTACTGTTCTATTAAACGAGCAAATCAACATGAAGGCATCAACAGTTCTAGAGAAGTACAAGAACGATGACTACATTATAGACTATGTAGAGGGATTGGTTGCAGCTGGTCATGGAACGTTCCAGGAAGATAATCTTCACATGGAAGTGAAACTTAGAGCTGAAGATGTCCCAGAAAGTTATGACACCATCGCTAAAGTGGCAGGCGATAGTATGGAACCACTCATTGAAGATAATGATCTATTGTTCATCAAAGTTACCAGTCAGGTAGATATCAATTCAATCGGTATCTTTCAAATCAACGGCAAGAACTTCGTCAAGAAGCTGAAAAGAGATTACGATGGATCCTGGTATTTACAAAGTTTAAATAGTGGATACGAGGAAATCCACTTGTCAGAAAATGACGACATCCGAACAATCGGAGAGGTCGTAGATATTTATAAAGTGTAGAGGTTCTGAATTTGGGAAAAACAGAAAATCTTGACCTACTATCCGAGGCAACCGAACGGCTTATAAGTTTTGTCAAAGATAATCCTCATTACCATAAAAGTCATGGAATGGGACAAAGTCTTTTGAATTATGTTGAGCAGTTAGAAAGAGACCTACATAAAAAAAGGCGTCGTTACAAGACATATGCTCCAGGAACTATAGTATATGTCCATTTTGGGATGAATTTTGGAGAGGAATTTTCAAAAACACATTATGCTATCACGCTCTCTAAAAACGATAGGAAAGATAAGCGGACTATAACTGTTATTCCTTTAACTTCTAAACCAGGTAAAGATAAACTAAAACTTGATTTTGAATTTTCAAGAGAACTCTTTTATTTAACTTACGAAGTAGCAACTAAGTCTGCTAGAAAGATAAACGACGAACTCCTAGAGGAAATAAATTCCGTTTTGCCTGATAATATTGCACCTATCACTGATATAACGGATATGCCTTACTTATTCGAAAACATAGATGAGTACTACGATACATTAAAATCTGTTTATCAGAAAACGAAAAAATCTACTGAACTATTAGAGAAAGCTAGCGAGCAAATGGATAGATTTCAGAAGAGTTTAGAAAAAACGACTTACGCAGCATTAGATTGCATAACTACTATTGATAAAAACAAAATAGAACCACGAACATCAGAAATTGATGTTTTATCAGCTACAGTTGTTGGAGAACGGCAACTAAGAAAATTATCGGACGCAATTAGCGAACGTATTATATTTGACAACTAAATAGAAATTTTGATAAAATACAGTTGGATTACCTAGATGATACCATCTAGTGCAAAATACGGCAGGTAGCTCCTGCCTCGGTCACAGCTGTACAAAAATTGTGCAGCTGTTTTTAATTATACAAAAACAAAAAAGCCCCACGCTCTCAAACTTTGGCGAGTCTGAGCGTGAGGCGATCAGAATAGTAAAAGGCATTAAAAGGCCCTCTTTACTATACCCATTTTATCAAGAAATGAGGTGAAAAGCAAATGGCATACTTTAGAAAACGAGATAACGGTTGGGAATACCGAATATCTTACAAGGATACAGACGGCAAATACAAACAAAAATCAAAAAGTGGATTCAAGACCAAGAAACTAGCTCAAGTTGCAGCAAGGGAGATAGAGGATAACCTATCCGAAAATATCTTGACAGATAAAGATGTCACACTTTATGATTTTGTAAAGACCTGGTCAGACGTTTACAAGCGTCCACATGTCAAGGATAAGACTTGGGATACATACACCAAAAACTTAAAGCATATCAAAACGTACTTTGGAGATTTGAAAGTAAAGGATATCACTCCCTTATATTACCAAAAGCGGCTCAACGAGTTTGGCGAGAAATACGCCCAGGAAACCCTTGAGAAATTTCACTATCAAATCAAGGGCGCTTTAAAAGTAGCAGTCAGGGAGCAAGTGATCAGTTACAACTTCGCTGAAGATGCCAAAGTAAAATCTCAGATAGAAACCAGGTCAGAGGATAACGACTTCTTGGAAGAGAACGAATATAAGGCTCTAATTTCGTCCACACGCTCGAATATCCAGTACGTGTCCTATTTCACCCTCTATCTCCTTTCGGTGACTGGTATGCGCTTTTCTGAGGCTCTGGGGCTTACATGGGACGACATTGACTTTAAAAATGGAATCATAGATATAAACAAGTCTTTTGATTATTCCAAAACGCAAGATTTCGGAGATTTAAAAAATGAGAGTTCAAAAAGAAAAATCCCAATCGATAGGATCACGATCGAAACTTTAAAAACGTATAGAAAGAGCTACTGGCAAGCAAACATAAAAAACCGTGTCTGCTTTGGAGTTTCAAACTCAGCTTGTAACAAGTTGATAAAGCGCCTTGTGGGTCGCCCAGTAAGAAATCACAGTCTAAGACATACATACGCATCATACTTGATATTAAAGGGCATTGACATTGTGACCATATCGAAGCTACTAGGACATGAAAGTCCAGATATAACCCTAAAGGTCTACTCGCACCAGATGGAAGCACTAGCAGATAAAAACTTTGAGCAGATAAAAGAAATATTCCTAACCGCTTAAATTTGGGGCGAATTTGGGGCGAAGTACCCACAAAGCCCGATAAATAATGGGTTATAAATCCGTCTACCGCCTTTTTTATACTATTTTATAGGAATTTATCCGAAAAGAAAGCCCGATTTTACGGGCTTTTTTGTTTTTATTTTCGGATAAAAAAGGATAACTTTAAAAATTATTTGGGGCGAGTTTGGGGCGAGGGTGTTTCAGGCAAACAAAAAAACCGCAAGCAAATGCCAGCGGTCGTGTGTAATCTATTTTTGATTTTATACAGGGGTTTTTAGTCAGTTCGTTAAGAAAGCAAATCATTCACTCTGTCTTGAACCGCTTGCGCATCATAACCAGCATTAGTGAGTTTGTCGAAACGTTCTTGACCGTTACTCCATAGGCCTTGAATAACCTCGTTTGCCACACTTTCGAGGTCTGAAATATCGTTTCCACCATTCAAGAGACTATTAACTCTATCTTGCACAGCTTGTGCGTCGTAACCCGCTCTTGTTAAGCTATCATAACGCTCTTGACCGTTACCCCATAGGCCTTGCAGCACTTGGTTTGCGATTTCGTCAATATCGTAGTCGCTTGTATCTGAATCATTACCGCTTAGAATACTGTTAACTCTCTCCTGTACAGTTTGAGCGTCGTAACCAGCATTAGTGAGATTATCATATCTTTCCTGTCCATTTCCCCATAGGCCTTGTAGCACTTCTTGCGCTACTTCGTTTACTGACTTAGTTATTACATTATTTACTTTGTTTTCTTCATCATCTAACAACACGATATTTTTATCATATGGGTTAGATGAGTATTGCCACCAGCGGATGCCGTCCATAGATGGAAAGTATTCAAAATCAGCGTTTCCATCGTTTAAGCCATACCCAGCAATCCAAAGGCTATTAGGGAATTGTGCAAGGATTTGCTGATAGTCAATATTATTGAGTGTGAATGGCTTGTAGCTGTAATAAATAGGTTTATATCCAGCGTCAGCGATAACCTGCATAAAGCGAAGACAAGCGTTAGTATTATCTTGCACATCGTCCCCAGCGTGGTCTTCATAATCAAGCACCAAATAAGGAACTTGTTTAGGTACGTTGTTTAAGAAATAGCGTGCTTCTCTTTCTGCTTCTTCTACGTCTCCACCAAACCAAGCAAAATGGTAGAATCCAATAGGATTTGATTGTTCTACTTGGGCATGTCGACACGGATTTAGGTAGCTTGTACTTTCAGAAATTTTGATAATGGTATTCTGTGTACCCATGTCAGCTAAAATACCTGTAATATCGTATCCATTATGGCTAGATACGTCGATGAATAAATCGTTTTTCTTCATTATTTTCTCCTAATCTTCGTTTGGTTTGTAATACTCAAGTGCACGCTCGCTATCGGTCAATCCAGCTGTTGTTGGATCGTTGACGACACCAAGCAAAACCAAAATATATACGAATGTGTTCAATCCGTCTTGAATGTTTTTTGGAATTTCAAGACCGAATTGTTGAGCCATAAGGAATACCGCTCCCAATAAAGCGATAAGAGTTACCTTGTTTTGAATTCTAAGTCTCCAATTAATTTTGTTCATGATATTACCTCTTAATTTTTATTATTTTGAATGAGTGTTTTAAGCTCTTTCATGTCCTCACTCAATGCTTTCACTTGCTCCGCTAAAATAAGCAGTGATTTATTTTGCTCATCGTGGTTATCAAGTCGTCTTACTGCTGTAAGTCTAAAATCACGCATGTTCTCAATATCTTTCTCGATTACAACCATGCGTTTCTCTTGAGCAACCACACTTCCTTTAAAATTGCCGTAAATCCCAAGCAAAATACCGACGAAGCCAATCATCATCGAAATATCTTCGGGAGTGAAATGAATCATATCTCACGCTTCTTTCTATTGGACGGGCTGAGTTTCTAACTCGCTAGATGGTTTCTCTTGTTTAGGCTCTGTCCACTTCCAAACTGCAAGTTTGCCGTTTTGTGATAATGCACCCTCAAGGTCTGCTACTGTTTCATTGTTGTAAGTAAATTCTTGGTTAACTTGGACAAGAACACGTTGCCCTTCTCCGAATTTTGGAGTATGTGAAGGGTTTAAAACCGTGAAGATTTCGTAAGGCTTGTAAGTCTTTCCGACTTGCCCTTCTTCAATCAACTCAAGGCCACGAGCGTAAAGCGTTGGATCGAGTGGATTTTCTGTATTTGTAACTGCTGCAAGAACTGCCCAATCAGCAATCGATTTTGTTTCAGCAATTTTAGCGTCTTTCTCAGCTAGCTTGGTTTCGTATTCTTGAGCCTGAGTATGCAAATCTTCCTGAAGTTTTTTAACACCCTCAGCAGGGTTTAACTCAGTAGTAACTTGACCGAGCACTGCTTCAATAAGCGCTTCGTCCGCTTCGTTCACACGGTCACCAATCAAAACACGGTCAAATGCCGTGTATGGTGATTCTTGACGAATCGCCACAAACGTTCTGTTTTTTTCTTGTAAGTATTTATTGATAACTGTAAATGTCATATATTATTGTTCCTCTTTTTCTATTTGTTCTTCCTTTTGCGTTTGCACTTGTTGAAGTTGTGCTTGTGCTTCTTCATAGAGTGCTTTGCAGTTTGCGCATTCAATCGCCTTGTTGGCGAGTTGAATTGCTAAGTCGTTGATAACTTTATCTACTGTGTTCATGTTGTCCTTTCTAAATATTAGTTCTGTAATATCCAGGTGAACCCAGACCATTGCGTTTCAAGTGTTCTTCAAGGCCTTTGAAGTTCTTGTCTATATAGTTTAATAACTCCACCAAAGAACGCCCACGAATGATAATATCTCTAAAATCCCCGAAGACTCTTGTCTCTGTATTGATCGATACCCCTCCACCTTGCGAGTTAGGTATAAAGTCTATCGATTTTCCGTAAAAAGTTATGGCCGTTTGAATGTTGTTTCCTGAACGTCCGTTCCAAATCTGAATACCAGCGGATGTATGCTCAATACCCGTGACACCATTTCGGTTACTCATTAATTGAGTATATGCTCCAGGAACTCCGTTAATCGCACCTTGTCCAAAAATAAGAAACTGCATAGGTCTTTCAGGGAATCTATTTCTGATCCCTACGGATTCTTTATTCATCTCAATCCAGCCAGTTTGTAAATCAAAATCTGTAACACCGTTTAGAGATGAAATTTTACCACCTTTAATATTGTTACCAGTAAAATCAATAGATTGAATTCTAGTGATGGTCGCTTGCTTAGCGAACAACTCATCGATGAATGCCTGTTTCGATACTAACCTCTGAATGAATGCAGTATCAAATTTAACCTTTTCAGCTGTAACAGCTTCTGCTCCTAAAATGTTGGTAGTCACCGAACCAGCTTCAAAGTTAGCAGTTTTTAGTTTATCAATCATAGCTGATTTGATAACTGCATTGTCAATCAAGGTGTCGCCTGTTATGTGGGTAGCTCTACCAATAATGCGGTTGTTCCCGTTGGCACCTAAATTGATACCAGAAATCAAATCGCCTGCGCTATTCAGATTTTTGATTGCATACGACCCTGCAAGTTGCGTGACTTGTGTCCGTGTCGCTTCCGCTGTCCTTTTTGCTTCTTCAGCCTTTTCAGCAACTTGAATTGCCCGCGTTTGAGCGCTTTCTGCTAAGTCTTTAGCCTCTTTTGTCTGTTTGTACGCGTCGTCAAACTGACTAGACTTGTATGGCCCAGTCTTTGAACCACGAACCAATATAGGCTCTTTGAACTCAATCCAACCATTTTTAGCAAGGTAAATATAAAATGGATAATTTGCATCTTCACCAAAAGCAAAATCCTCTTGAACTGTGAAAGTCTTTTGAAATTCCTGCCACTCGTTGAGAGATGGTCTATTTTTGCCGATGTCAGACGATAGCAATATTTTATTTAACCCGTGGTTTTTGACATTAAAAGCAAAAGAACTGTCTGGATATTCTCTAATGCGATACTTAAATCCGAGTGTGTAGGTTTCATCTTGATAGATTTTTTTAACGTAAATAGGTAGTGAAAATCCTGACCAATTATAACCAGTAAGGCCTTTCGCTTTGATTGTAAAAATACCATTATTGACAGAAATATCAGCTTTAGGATTGTTGTTCCCAATAAGTGTGTGCTTATTCATTGTCATAGAATTGACAATCAAGTTGTTATCATCTGTGACGTACTTTCCAACTTCCGTCTGGAATACTTGGTTAGTCAGAACCATACGAGAAATGTTTCTCGACACGTCGTTTTCAACACCGCCCAAAATACGCTCATATAATTGAGCTGTTTCTTTCACGGTTTGGAAGTCTGTTTGATTGACTTTACCAGCTATCTGACTAGATAGGCTTGCGATACGTCCGTCAATTCCTTGCTTGTAATCAGCTAGTTTGACTTCATTTTCTCTTTTGAGTGCTTCAAAACGCTGTCTTGTACCTTCAGCATTTTCTGTAAAGGTGCTTTTGGCAACATAATCTCTCGATAAGGTTTCACGAATAGCGTTGGTTTGACTAGCTGTTTCTTCTCGAGCGTATCGCTTCAATGCTTCTTGACGTTGTTCATCTTGACCAACATAGCTTTCTACCGCTGACATTTTAGCAGATAATCCATCGGCTGTTGTCTTGAATTCTGTTTTTGCTAAAGTGATTTCGCTTTTAGCTCCAGAAATCAAATTGTTCGTATCAGTTTTAAGCTTAGCAAATGTTTCAGTCAGACCAGTCACATCTTGTCTGACTTCTGACTTCGTCGCAAATCCATTCATCTGGCCAGTCATGCGACTAAGAGTCTCAGCGGTCGTTCTTCGATATTCTGAAGATTGATTGACCTCGCTTGTGACCGTCTGTTTCAAGGCATCCAGGTCACCCGACAAAGCCGTTTGATCGCTCGTAGACTGTCTCTTGAATTCTTCAAGTTTGGCAACAGAATCTAGTCCAATCCGCTTCGCTTCCTGAGCAAGTAAGTTGCTGGCACCAGCGTTTCGCAAAGCTTCTTCTGATTTGGCTTTGATTTCGTCAAATCCATCTGGACTGAAATCGCGAAACCTTCGATTGATTTCGTCTGAAAGTTTTTGTTTATATTCTTCGGATTTTGCTATAGTAGCATTCAACCCATCCTCGAACTCATTTTTTAGTTCTTCAACTTTACGGTCAAAAGTAAGGTCAGCATTCTTAATTTCTCTTGCCAACTGTCGTTCAAAATTACTTTGAAACTGTTGAGTTTCACCTTTCACAGCATCACTCACGACATTCCCGATCGCATTTGCAAGACCAGATTTAAATTCACCAAAACCAATAGACTTCAATTTCTTAGCCATCGGTGAGTAGGTATACTTAGTGATTTTCTTCCTTACGTCCAAATTAAATGTTTCATGGTAGACACCTACTACATCGAACATCTGGACAGGAACATCACTCTGACCTACAACATCAATCTCAATGCTATCTTCCATGAGGTCGCATAGACTAGTTAAGAAATACTGCCTGCCATACTCTCTAAGGCTTGCTTCATCCTTGACATCTTGGTCGTTGACTTCTACAACATCCTCATAAATCTGATTGTATTTATCAATAAACTGGCTATCGATAACCACCTTATAATGCTTATCATCAGCATTCTCTCCCTTGCCTTTAACAGTCGTCGTAAACGTAATACGTGTTTTTAAAGACTTAGTAGATGTCTTGTGCTGATAACTGGATAGGTTTTTCTTATACATAAAAAGCGATTCATTTTCTGAACCGCCATTTTTTAATAACCGTACCTGATAACCATGTCTGACTAAATCACCACCCCATTGACCAAGAATAGAGTGTT